GGATCTCTTCCGGTAAGAAGGTTATAGAGGAGTTCGTCGGGTAGCTGAGAACTATATGCTTGTTCTTCCGACATAATTATTTACCAAAATTTAGTTTATCAAGGGCGGCAATTCCTTGTGAATGACTACCGCCTCCTAGTTTCTTTACTGCATCTGCCGAAACAACATACTCTTGATCACTCGCCCAAATAGGGACCATATCTTCTTTTGGTCCTCCGGGGCCGTCTACTTCCCCTCCCCCAATAAACAGTTTACGCCCTAATATTGAGGAGTCTCCCCCTTCTGCAGCATAACCTATTCTTGGAATATTAACTTGGGAAGGTCTAGGGCCACGATACGGAGCGGCCCTAACTGGAGCAGGTTCTACATCATCTATTGATTTAGCTTTGATGATTTGTTCTACGAGATCCACTCCTAAACCTAACTTTTTTTGATTCTTTTCGTCTTCAAGAAATGTTTTAATTTTATCAATTAAAGAAGGACCAAACCCCTCTGATGCTTCAGCTATCTGCTCAACAACATGGGGGCTATTTATAGCGTCTATAACTGCACTACCCATCCCCTCCGTAATTTCGGGAATTGAAGATAGCAGTTCACCTAATCCTGGTATCCCTCCAAGGAACATCTCTCTTGAACCTGTGTTCTGCGGTAGTTTAGCGTCTATTTTATCTCTGTAGTTTTCATTTAGAGCGTCAACTAAACGATCCCCTCCTAAAGCACCAATCCCTGTATTTGCTCCATATGTCCCATAGCGGTTTAACAGGTTCATTGTAAAATCTGGAGACAACCCAATCTCTCGGTTTTGTTCTACAAACTTAACAGCATTGGTCTCTCCGCCGTCTTCAAAACGAGCAGGTCTCTTACGAGAGCGCAATAAATCTGAAAGACCGCCATTTATAGCCTCTTTCATCTGGCTACTAAAATTAGATCTACGCATTTCGGCTCTTGCCTTTCATAATATCTTTGTCAACTTTAGCTGCTTTTCCGCCAGTAAGCACAGAATTCACTCTCGCCATAGCCCACTGGTGTTGAGTAGTTCCAGGACGGTGGCCTGTTTTATAGGCTGCTAAACCACGTTTGTAAACGCGACCTAATTGACCAGCGGTTACTTTTTTACCTTTACCACGTGCCTCTTTAGCCTTATTAGCCAAAGCCTTTTTAGTTTTTGCAGAAAGACTCATGTATACATCTCCCTATATCTTCTTGTGTACCTAGACTCAACAGTTTTTCTCTGCACTCCATTTTTCTTATTAGTCGCAAATTTGTACGCAGAGGGATCATCAGCAGCTTTGCTTTTATTCCTAGCTATTTCTTTTTTGCGTTTTTCTTTTTCGCTTTTAGAAAGTCCTGCTAAATACTTTTGTGGAACTTTATTAGATTTCTTTCTAGCCATAACTAAACCTGTACAACGATATTACCATTGGTGACAACCTGTACTGTTCCAACACTAGCCGTAGCACTTAATCCAGAAGTTTCTGGAACAGAGAGGTTTTCCCAGGAACCCCCTCCAACATACACTTGCAAAACAGACTCTGTTGTATTCCAAATAATAGTTCCAACTAAAAAATTAAGTTCATCTCTCCTAGAGGCAGTGAACTGTAGTGTTGTGTCTGGGTCAAATGAATCTAAACTTAACTCTAATAATCGAACCGTTTTATTATAAATCTCAGCACTGACCGCTGGCCCTGTGCTAGGAGTTACCGCTAATGGAAGACGACTAAGTAATAATTTAGTCATCGTCTTCCATTCGGTTGTAGATCCAATCTCGTTGCACCAATAACAAAACCAACCCCTAAACGATCTCCTGTGTCAGCGTCATCATCAGATTCAAACCTAAGCGCGGCTTGCCTAGCCCTTGCTCTCATGTCTATTTTAGTAGTTGTTGCCGTAAAACTTGTTGTTTGATCTGAGGTTAAAGAATCTCCTGGATAATTCCTTGTTTTTAAAACAACATTTAGAGTTTGGTTTGATCCGTCCCCATTAAACTTCACATCAGGAATCATTCTACGGATAAACTGAAACTGTTCTCCTTCACCTATATCAAAGTCTGCGCTTTCGATAAAAACATTTGACATTGGAGAACCATCATCATCATTACCTGTTTCATGGCTAAACAGATAATTTGAGCCATCTGAAACCCCTGCTGCTATAGGTTTAGCTTCGAAACCCTGTTCAAGCCAAGCAGTGCGCGAAAGTTCTCCAATAGACCAAGTTTGTTCCAAGTAATTGTAGGCTACATATTTGTCTACTAAAGTCTGCCCATTTGAACAATAAAACCACCCTACTTCATAAAATTCTGTGTTTAAAAAACCAAAAACCTGGAACTGTTGCCCTTCATTTAAATCAGCAAAAACGAAAGAATGGACACTACAGGGAACAGAACTTATAGAACCGTTATATACAAAAAACCCTTTCCTATCCATCCAGAATACGCCAGCAGGGGTGTTCACCGCAGCATTAGGGCCAATAATACTCACTCCTTCACTAATAAGATTTAACCCAAAGGTAAGCGGAGGACCAATGAACTGAAGGCTATATATAGCGGTATCTGTCCATACCAGTGTCTCTTGTCTTGCTCTTAATCCTGAAATTATTTGAGATCCTGCAGAACATCTTAAAGACCCTGCGGTATTAGTTGCTCTTGGCTCCCAATCAGTAACACTTTCTTGACTAGAAAACGCAATTAACAACGGATCTACTTCTTGGCTTCTAGTCCCGTTTTCTATTGGATCCGCACCTAGCACAATGACATGCCGATCTACATCTGAAACTAAAACTTGTAGCCCTCTAGTAGGTGCTAAATTTGCGTTATTGAGAGAGGTTAGTTCTACCGCTCGTGCACTTTGAGTAGAATTATCCCAGTAATAAATACTTCCTGCTCTTGGGCACGCGAGTAAGTCTTCACCAAAATTATCAAGACTCCAGAGTCTAAGTTGATTGTTAGGAGAAAGAGAGTTGGTTGTTCCCCACGTTCCATCTCCCCAAGACCCAACCCCCCAACCTGTTCCCGTTACAGAAACATCTAGCCCTACATTAAGCTGATAAGCTCCAACAACTGAACTTCCACCGTTGCCTGAATCAGAAGAATTTGCGGTAACTGTGTCTCCTGATGTGTCTTTCGCTACGATAGTGTACACAGACGTACTCGTGACACTGGCAACTTGGTATTCTTGGTTTAAAACAGAAGCAATAACATTGCCGCCTAGACTCGCTGCTCCTGAAAAAGTAACAAAATCATTAACATTGCAGCCATGATTAGTATCAGTTACTGTAATTGTAGAGGAGCCGTTTGAAGCAGAAAAAGTAACATCCCCTGCTGAGGTAGTTGAACGTATCGGGGTTCTATCGGAGAAAGTGTCCCCCAAACGAAGATATAATTTTGAAGTCGTACCTAAAGCTAAGAGCTTCTCTCCAATTAAACTTGTCCAGCCGTGAATCTTTCTCCCTTTTCCAGTGAAAGATTCAGCATCAAATTTTTCCCAACCGCCTATTTTTTCTGGAAAACCTTGTTTAAAACGAACACGATTCCCATCAAACCACCCTCCTTCAGTAGAATAAGCAGTTGCTTCCTTATTGATTCCAGGATTAAAAAGGAACTTAGATAGTGCCATTACTGATACTCGCCTGTGCGGATCATCTCGGTGACTTCCACGGCCCTGTTTCCAACTTGCTGACTCCACCTGCTGTCCATAAACTCGTTAGCAGCTATCTCATATTGACCGTATGACATCGCCTCTAGTGCGTTTGCAAAACTACGCAGCCTAGTCAGGCCAAGATTGAAACAAATATCAACCATCGCGTCACGCCGCGCCTCATTCAAGTCCAAGAACCAAGGGAAGTTGCGTGTTAGTTCATCTTGCACCCGCTTGATGTCATTTACTAAAAGAAAATCGACCTCGTCTTTTGACAACCCAAGGCCACCCTCGGATATGTTCCGACCAACGCCAATTGTCTCATAGCCTTCAGAGCACAGGTACACCTTGTATCGCACACCCTCATGTAGCCTCAGCATTTCAACGAGCTTACTCATTTTTCCCTCGACACATGATTGACTTTTTCATACGAGCGCATCGCTCCAAGGCCCAACATCCCCATCATAACGGGCACTAGCAGCGTTGTGTCAACCTCTGGAACCTCGATCCAGATAGAAAGGACATTAGCAATGATCGTGTTGTACAGCAGTCCGAGCATACACACCCACCCGATAGCGGGTCGCCATCCAGCTACAAACAGACTTTTGTGAGCAGCCTCGACCTTGTTGATCTCCAACTGGCCTTTGAGTGCTTCGTGAGCATGTCGCTCCGACATCGTAGCAATCTCATGGGCTAGGGCATTCTTCTGATCTTTGTCCTCGATGAATTTATCAAGCAGTCCAGATACTGGCCCTATCAGCGCATTAACAATGCTCATTTACCATTACCTCTATTTGACCACGCTTGCGCCCCGAAGAACGCTGCTAAAATACCTGCCACCGAAACAAAATACACAGAAGCCATATCGCCCAATATGCTTGCCGCTTGCACAAGACCAGCCCAACTGCTTGCCACCACCAACGATGGATATAAGAGCATTCCCCACAAAGCAAACCAACTCATACTGCGCTGAGCCTGCGCTCTTTCATTGCTAATTTTTAGCTCTTGTAGTTCTTTGCTCGTCTCAAGCTCATCATCAGACACCACGCCATCGCCATCGGTGTCGTAGTCCGCATAATCCGAATCTGGTTCTAATTTTTTTGCGTTCATAATTTTAAATACACGTAAATTACGGCCATCACCAAACACCAAGTGACAAAAGCGATAAATGTATAGGTCGCAAATTCTTTTAGTTGCTTTTTCCGTTTAGCCTTGGCTTGTTTTAACTCCCTTACAGCACGCTCGTGAGCAACCTTGCTGTCTTCAATCCTTTTAATAATCTCGTTGTATTGGTGCGCTTGCCCCGACATTAACATCGCGTCTTTCAACTGCTGATGGAATGTCTCTGCTTGTCTCTTAGCAATCTGCACTTGCATCGATTCTTTTACGGATAAAACACCTGCTTTGCTTTTCTCTACCTCCTGAATTTTCTGTTGGACATCATCATACTGCCCCAACAGATTAGCCAAACTACCTGCATTTGCCCCTGATTCTCGGATCGTTGCAAGGGTTTCGTTCAACGATTTGAGCGTCGTAAGCACGCCCGTGACTACTGCGATACTTTCTCCAAACCCGAACATAATTACTTCCAGATCAGAGGTGTGTCGGATGCAACTTTGCGAGGCTCGCACCACGCAGTAATTTCTACCTGACTTTTTCTATTTTTGTATGGCTCTGCTACCTCTCTAGCGTAATCGTTACAGATCTTGACAGATGCGAACAGCGGCTCATCGCCCCGGTTGACGATAAGCACACCATCGATCATCACCATCAATGCAAATGCGAGTGTCATACATAGACATCATGAGTGCTTTGTGACAGTCCAATGTTGCTGACCTTCAATTGAGAGCCTTGCAACTCGTACAGCGTAGATTCTTGCACCTCGGTTACGCGCTTGACTGGCTTGCCACTAGATGCTGAAACTAGTTCTTCAATTTTCTGATTTGCTCTCA